TTTATTTATTTACTGTTTACTTACTATTTATATTAATGCATTTTCAAATAACAATGCCATGTTTCCGATTTCTAATAAATCTAGGTCAGCTTTTAATTCTAACTTAGTATTATTATTTTCTATTGTTTCAAATATAGATAAATCCTGATCCGGTGCAAAATTATCAGGGTTTGATGCCGGATATAAATCGGATATACTTACTCCACTTAACGAAGAAGCATCTATATTTAATATTTCACCAATCCCGTTGTAAAATAGACCATCGACAATTTGTACTAGCCTTTGATACGTGGCAGATACTTCTGCTTCTGTTAAATCTAAAGTGTTGTTAATTTCTGGGTCCATATTTCTTATGTTGATATAACTTATATATCTAATTTTTAAAGGGATTGTTATTATTATATTACATTCTATATATCTTATTCAAATGAAACCCTTTTAATGTTATATTCGAATTTTTCTTGTTTATATATTGATTGTCTAGCTTTACCGTGCTTCCATAAGTAGTTATCCCACTCTTGCGTTCTAATGTTATCAACAAAGTCAATAATTAAAACTTTATCCTTAGACTCATGTTGTCTCAAACCACGTCCAATTGACTGTCTGATGATTACTTCCGATTTAAACGATTCCGTAAAGAAGATACTGTGGATTTTCTTAATAGAGATACCTGTCGAGAACGTACCGTAACTCGCGACAATAACAACTTCGTCTCCTGATTCCATTTTCTTTTTGTATTCTTCCCTAATATCTTTGTCAGTTCCACCATCAACATAGTAAACTCTTTTATTACTCTCTTGTCTAAGCTTCTCGTATAATCTTTTACCATGTTCAATCCTATGGAAAAGTACAAGGGAATTCCTGGGTACTCTACCAATAACACTCGAAATAAACTCGAGGCGAGCGTCGCTAGTGATAACGAAATGCTGTTCCAATTGAAATACATCTTTATTTTCATATTTGTTCTGTGCTAATTCTTGAAAAGCTAGCCTCTGTGAGTCTGTTGCATAATTCATTTCAATTACCTTTACAAAACACTTCGCAATATGTCCTTGTTCTTGTAAAAAAGCTGCTTTAACTTCACTAATTACAGGGCCAGTCTGGCTCATTAGTGTTAATTTATCTAGAGTTCCATCCTTAGGGATAGTACCTGATAAACCAAATTTATATTGTGCATTAGTACACTTTTGTAGAATTGTTTTAATTGAAGCACTTTTAGCTTTGTGTGTTTCATCGACAAGTACTGCGTCGAATTGAGCAAAATACTCAGCGCTCTTCTTTGTAAGAGACTGATATGTTCCAATTATAATATTCTTGTTTGATTTGATTTTTTGACCTGCGAATATCTGCTGAATCTTTAGTGGGATTCTATTCATATAATTATAGTCATGAAAATCCTCATGTGCTTGTATTACTAATGAAACATTAGGTACAATCATTAAGATTTTTTCTGCCTTTCCTTTTTCTAACATATATGCTATCGTTAGAAAACTAATAAGGGTCTTACCTGCTGACGTAGCAAGCTCTGCAAGACACTTTCTGAATTTAAGTATATTATATGCCGTCTCTATCTGGTAGTCCCTTGGAGTGATCTCTGCGCCTTTAAAAAAGTCATTGGCCCATTGTTCAAATTTCTCTGCGTTTATATTAGCATCTAATAGACGTTTAATTCCGTTTATTTCAATCTCTAAATTATAATCTTTACAAACTTGAAGAACGTATCTCCATAAACCTGCTGGGATCCATTTGTCATCTTTAATATAAGAAACGTATCCATCCCAAACTCCTCTCTTTACTAACGGATTGAATCTCCAGCTGTCGATTCTTTTCGTCAGGGAGATTGTAATCTGTTCTAATTCAAGTTCAGTTGCATCGTCAATTCGTAAGAATTGATTATCTTCTGTTAATGTTAGTATCAATATTCATGAAACTATTTTTTATATTCTTGTCATATCAAGGCGATTCTTTATTGCAAAGCCCATATTGTCAAGTGTTTTCACAGTTGCCTCAAAAAAAGACTTCTGCGTTTCTAGTAAATCTAGTAGTTGATTATCTTCTGCTAGATCTGCTAATAGGAATTTCTCCCGTTGTTTATCAGTTAACTTGTAATCGTATGTATAATACTCTATCCATTTTGTTTTATACTTCTGATCAACAGATGTTTTCTGAGCTCGTATTCTAATAGACATTGATGCTAAATTTTCAACTAGTATTTGTCTATAACTTAACGAGTAAGAACTTACCTGTTCTAACTGATTACCTAGTTTCAACTCTACAGTTAATCCCTTGATCTTATCAGTCCAATCCAGTCTTTGTTTACCTAAATATTCGTCTAATTTAAGTATTTTATCTTTTAAATCTGCCATTAGTTAATTTAAAATAGTGAGTTTTTATTGTTGTTTTTAAAATTCTTAACGTATACTGTTGTATTAATCTTCTTTTTAAACTTAGGTTCTGGCATAACTATTTGTTTTTCGTTATAGTCTACAATAGAACTTTCAAAGCTAATAAGCTGTTTAAGGTTTTTTCTACGGTTTCGATCTTGTTCAAATTCTTCGAATTCTTCATCGATCATATCAATTATGTCTATTTTTGTCATAGGTAAAATGCGTCAAGTTTTGAATCACTGAAATATTTTGAGAGATCTTTAATACAATCATCTTTTAAATAATAAGCAATTCTGACTAAATCATTTAAGTCACCTAGTTCTTTAGGATATTTATCTCTATTTTCTTTGTCAATAGAATCTAGATACTTTTCCCATCTTGTATCTAATTTTGTTTCGTTAAAGAACTTACCCCACATAAATATCTCTTTACCTCTTTTAAGTTTCTCCATCATCTTCTTTTTACCAGTAGTATCATTATCAAACATGTAACGGATGGTTGGAATTTCATCAAACTCTTCTGTGGATCTACCAGCAGTCGCTAATCCGATACTATTTTGCATAAACATCGCATCAATAGGTCCTTCAAACATTGTTACTTGTCTTTGTAAATCAACTCGAAGTATACCAAATAATGTAGATACTTTTTTAAGGCTAATTAATTCTTCTATAGAAACTCCGATATCTTTTTTCATCTCTTGATATATCTTTTCAATATCATAAGTTAAATATCTAGCGCTTTTATATTTAGAAAGGGCTCGTGTTTGAAATCCAATAACTTTATTATTAGGAGCAACATTAAGAACTACCATTCTCTTGTCTTTAGGAGAATACATAAAGTTTTCAAGCTTGTGTGATAACATTCTTCCTCTTAAATAGAAATAACCAGGATCTCCTGTTTCTATTTCTTTAAATCCAAAATATTTAATAAGATCTTCTCGTGTAGGTGCTAAATCGTATATCTTTTTAAAAACATCATGCTCTAATACTTCTACTGATTCTGCTGAAATTTTATGTTCTTGTATAAAATCAATAACTTTGATAGAATCTTCACGATCTTTAAAACCGACATGATGGTCTTTCAATAAACTATATACATCACCGTGCTGGCTACAGTTAAAACAATGAAATTGTAAACTATCCCAGTATATACTTCCTCTTTTCTTATAAGTATCTGTAAAACTATCACCGCAATATGGACACGCAAGTGCAAGCCTTCCCGGCATTTCCTTAAGCATTCTTTTATTAGGATCTGTATGTTGTGTAGTTACAACTTGCTTTATTAAACTTCTGATCTTAGATTTTAATGACTCGTCTATGTTACTCATTATTTTTAAATTTATAATATAAAAAGAAAACTCCTCTGATGTAATTTATAAAAAAAACATTGAGGAGTTTTTATTAAGTAGTATTATATTTTAGATATCTAAATCGTCTAAGAAAGAATCTAAATCGTCGCTGCTATCAGCTGATGCTGCTGGAGATGGATTAACTGTATCTTCTTTTGGAAATTCAAAATCTGTTCCTCCGTCAGTTCCTTGAGCTACTGCAGCTTTTTGTTTAGGAGCTGGAGTTGCTTTTGGTTTTGAAACAACCTTATCCATTGAACTACCTGGATTTAGATATTGTCTTAATATTCCATTAACAAAGTCTCTTGCGTCTCCGTCCCATGCCTTATATTCGTAAGGCTCTAAAGAAGGTGCAGCTTCTAATTCAGCTTTAATTGCTGTCATAGATTCTTTATTTCTTTCTGCTGGTTCTCCTTCAATTGTAATAGATGAAGTGTTAGCTGAGAATTTAGATTTATCGTAGTTGTTGTATTCACCTTGTCTTGTAATGATTAACTCAAAGTTTTTACCTCCGAATAAATCGAATACTTGAGTTGGTTCACCAAATGCAGGCTTTAATTCCTCATCAATTTTCTCTTTGATTTTGTAACCAAATTTGTAAACCATATACTGGCCTTCCATTGCTGTGTTTTGAGGATCTTTAACTACTTTAATAAGTGCGTAGTATTGTTCACGTCTTTTAAGTTTCTCACTCATCTTACGATCTACTGCTGAATCACTGTTACGTAATTTAAAGAAAGATTCCGCAATCGGACATGTTTCTCCAACAGAACTAGGTGAATCGACTAATCGACCATTACCTGATGCGTCTGTTAACCAGTGTACATACTTTTTAATTAATGAGTTACGTGGATTTGATGGATTTGGAACAAAACGTATTAATGCTTTATATGTCCCATCTTTACCTTGGTCTGCACTAGGTTTATAGATTACATCAGTTTTTGCTTGTTGTTCATGTGTGTCGACGTCTGTTACGCCTAAATTGAAAATGTCAAATGAGTCTGCCATGTCTTTAATTCTTTTAATTTGTTAATTCGTTAAACTTTAAATTCGTTGATCGTTAATTCTTTCGGTACCGTTTATAACTTTCATGTTAATTATACTTGATTACTTATAAAAGTTTCAAATTTAATTAAACTATATATCAAAATTATACAGGGATCCCTCTTCGTCTACGAATGACTTTCCATCTGCTGAGACTGCGAGTCCAGCCTTCTTTAATAGCTCTAAGCTTTCTTTTTTTGTTATTCGATCGGTCGAGATCATTAAGTCTAAAGTACGTTTTAAGTTCATGAGTTCACAAGGTTCTATCTTTTTATTATACATTATATTATTATTATTAAATTAATTAGATGTTTATGAAACTTTCTACCCGGATGACAGTATAAGTTAAGTCTTTAAGTCTGAAAGCTAAATATGATCCAAGGTCTGAACGTAAGAGTTCAAGAAGTAAGCATCTACTAAATCGTCAAACGGCTTTGGGATCTTCGTGGTTTCACCGATTTCATTAACACAAAAAAGAAGGAAGTCAGAGACTCTAACAATCTCATCTGTTCCTTGTCCGCCTTCAATAAAGACTTTCCATAACTGAGACTTATTCATGTTACCTTTTCCTGCATGTTTCTTGATTGTTGATGGTGCGACCGTTTCGATTGTTATTGGATTAAACTCTTCAAGAATTTTAAGTTTAAGGATTGCGGCGCCAGCTGCCATGTCTATTATATTATTAGTTCCTTGTTTAGAACCAAAAGAAGTTCCTTCAAAAGCAAAAACAAATTGAGTCTCGCCTTTAGTGAATTCTTTAATAATGTCTATGATATCGTTTGCTGATGTGATATATCTATTGATCTTACCTAATTCAACTGATGAATAAGCTCCAACGTTTGTAAAATCAGGTTGCTCTTTTAAAACAACATCAGAAAGTAGAGCCATGTCTTCTTGGATCCTCTGTTCTTTTTTGGTTCCCGATTTTGGTTTTAAATAAGAAATAAAATGATACTTGTCTTTAAATATACAAATACCTGGTGAGTTTAATGAAAAATCTATTGTAATGTAAGTCATTTATAAAGCTTTACCGATTGCAGCACCTAAAGCGGCACCAACTAATCGTGAGGTTAACATACTGTAAAATACTCCTTTTTCTATACCTAATACTTTAGCCATAGTTTTACCAATGGTTTTACCTAGTGCAAATCCAGTTAGTCCTCCGAATATAGAACCAAACATTCCTTCATTTGTCATCTCGTTATTAAGAGCTTCCATGTCAAATGATCCGTCTTCGTTTTTATATTCTTTAACAAATTCTTCCAAAGCTAAATCCACTTTTTCTTCAAGTTCTGCGTTCCACTCTATCTCTAAAGATTCCTGTAGTATTTGAATTTCTTCGTTGGTTGCGTTGGCATCTGCCATGTAATCTAAAAATGTTTTCATATAGTATATATCTTAATCTATTTCTAACTTTAAATCAAATTTGTTATAATAGAAATTTATAGTAAAGGTATTAAACTCTGCGATGTTAGAACTCATGTTAAGATCTAATGCAGATAAAGAGTTCATTATAGGCTTTTCAAAAACAGCACTCATAACATGAATTCCTTCAGCATCAAGTATCTGTAATTTTAAATCATCTAAGAATTGTTTATTATCTACCGCGGCATAATACAATATAGTGTCTTGCATTATCCAGTAGTTAATAAAACCATCTAACATTTGCATCTCTACCTCAAATTGTCTCTCTATTGTATTTTGTATAGGTGGTGCACCTTTATAATATGTAGTTGTTCCGTTATTAGCAGATTGCTCTATTGGATCAAATGATAGTCCTGGAATACTTACACCTTGTATTGCGTAATTAACAAAATCAATAGGTTCAGTCATTAAGTTTCCTGGCATTCTATTCAAATACCTTTTATACTTCTCAGCAACTTCCTTAGGTATAAAATTTCTAGGGAACTTAAAATTGAATAAATTGTTTCTACTGTTTAATATCATTATATGATGTTTACTTTTCCGTAATATAATAAAGACTCTGTTTCTCCGTTCTTTAAATTAATGTAAAACCTGTCTGGATTTAAATTAGTATCTTTTCTATCGAATCTATTTGCAATTGCTTTAGTCACTTTAAATAATACTTCTCCTTTTCCTAGATCTACATCTGGAAAATTAGGGTCATGATATACTTGTTGTTCTACTACTCCACTTTTAATTATAAGAATAATATCTTCAGCATTAACAAGACTTATAGATTCTAATGTATCTCCCTTTGGTTTTGCAATACTAAATTTAATAAAGTTATCAGATACTTTTGAAAGCTTTATAATAGATTCTCCTTCCGCTTTATAATCAATCTCATTTGTAGATATCGATTCGGTTCCTTCTAATGTTACATTAGTAGATCCTGCTAAAATACCATAAGTATCTAAAGCAACTGGAACATACTTAGTTTCTCCAATTGAAGGTCTTATTGAATTAACAAACTGATTTAATTCTCTATTTACTTGCGTATTTGGCAATTTATTATATACAACGCTAGGTGTAAAATTATCACTTAAATTAATTTTACTCATTCTTCTACCGTATTTCTTAGGTTTATTATAAACTAAAGAAGCTACTTTTAATATTTGAGTATTATCTGTTTCATTGTAAATTCTCATATTAACAGTTAATAAAAAATTACTAGAAACTGCAGAGTTTAAAATTACAGGTCTATATATTATAGGTTCATCGTAATTTGCTACTTGAGAAAAACTAGTACTATACGTGTTTATATAATTTAAACCTAATTGCTCACTAACTTCTATATCGTAAAATACAGTAATGTCATCTCCTGAACTCTTAATTCTTCCGTTAACATAGTTTTCAAATCCTGAAGTAGAACCGTCTTTAGTTCCGTATATTTCAAAATAGTCTCCTAATTCAGACTCTTCCATTGTTACCGCTATATCTACAAATTCATCCTCTCTAGAAAGAGTTAATTCTTTAGAATCAGATATTTCTATATAGTCATATCCGTTTACTGTTTTAACTGTCTCTATTAATCCTAATTTTATTTCGTAGTTTGCTGAATCATCTACAGCTGACTGTCCTGTTCCAAAGAAAGAATCATTAAATTCCTTATTTTTAGAAGCATCATTCATATAAACTAATGAAGGTACTTTTATTTCAATGTATTTAGAAAAAGAACTATCTGCTAATGTAAAAGGTTTAGGGTTTTGTATTTCATAACTAGATGAATTTAAATAAACCAAAGATGTAAGATAATTAAATGATCCTTCTTCTTCTCTTTTTGCTTTTACTTGAATGTTAAAACCTTCATATCCTCTTCCACTAAAAGAATAACCTGTTCTTAAATGAAGTCTTATTGTGTCGTAATAAACAGCCTGTACTTCGTTTGATGGAACTACGCTTACTTCACTTGATGTATATCCATTCCATTCTGTAGAATTTAAATAATCTAAACTATTATCTAATAATGCAAGTACTCCTTCGTTACTTGTTGGTACTGCGTAATATCTTCCTCCTTCTCCTGGAGCAGTTTTAATACTATTACCAGTTTCTTGTAAAGGTCTTGCGTATAATGAATTTGCTCTATTACCTACTGTTATGCTTCCACCTAACATTTTTACACCTTGGATATTTTGATAATAATAAGTATAAGTACCATTAGTATTAGGCGAAAATGTTACGATCCCATCAACAGCAAACTGTTGAACTCCTCCAATTGAAAAACCGTAAACATTATCTATAGATGAATCTGTTAAATCAAACTTATAAGTTAATCCGTTTTTAACAAGAAGTTCTCTTGATGCAAAGTTATTAATATATACATATCCGTTTTGAGTGCTTACTTTAAAGTTAACAACGTCTGATCCTAATTCATGAATTAACATTCTAGGTTCACTGTTATCACTCTTTACTGTATTTAAGTATTTTAATTGACTACCATTATCATCGTTCTCGATCTTTGCCAAATCTGGAGTACTTTGATCGTTATAGATAAATTCTAATAGAACATCTTCGTCTAACCTTGCGAATTTTGATGATTGTGCCATTCTTTATTTTTATTATTTTAAAATTTTAACCATTTTGGAGAGTAATATACTCCGATTCCTATTGAAGGACCCGT